TACGATGACTGCTGAATTTGGTGGCATTAATGTCGAAGGTAGTACTGATGTATTCGTTACTACTTCTGATTTTTCTAATGCATCTGGTGAGGCAAGTATGACTAATGTTGAGAAAGCAAAATATAATGCTCTTATTAATAAGGCAGAAGGTTCCTTAAGACAGTCATCTAGATTTTTAGATTTGATGCAGAAAGATGATGGCAGATTTTCTTTACCTAATATTTTTAAAGTATTCTTTAATGCCTATGTTCGTGAGGGAAAAAAACCAGTAGGAGTTCGTAATACAGTTATTGATTTTGTTAATTATTTTACAACTAAATTGAATCAAGAAATTGCATCTAAAAAGACAACTAAAACAAAAGATAAATATAAACAGGTTAGAGATAATACTTTAAAATTTATATCAGCTAATCAAAATTCTTTATACATGACCATTGCCTCATACTATAATTTGCAGGCAGCAAAACAGTTTATGATTAATAAACTCCAAAAAGTTAATTCTCTTGGAACATTTCTCAAAACTGAGAATGGTTATAAGGTTACTGCTCCTGAAGGATTCGTTGCTATTCGTGCAGGAAGTGCTTTGAAATTGGTTGATAGACTAGAGTTCAGTAGAGCAAACTTTACCGCTACTAAAAATTGGGATAAAGGATGAAAAGTTTTAAAAAATTTATAAGTGAAATAGTCACCCAAGCATCTACTCAGGCCACTAAGATGGGTTTGAAGGGAGATGGTCATGGAGATTGGTACGATAAAGAAGGAAACCTTGTTGCTAAAACTGTTAATGCAAAGTTAAAGTTCTTTGGTAAGAAAAGACCACCAACGGCTGATGAAAGAACTAAGATAGAAGTTAATAAACAGACTGCTGCTAAAGAGGATGAGAAAGCTGAAAGAGAAGAGATAAGAAAGAGAGAAGGAGATCCTGCTGATATTACTGTTGCATTTGGTAGATTTAATCCACCAACAGTAGGACATGAAAAATTATTGAATAGAGTAAAGAGTGTTGCTGGTAAAGGAGAATATGCAATATATCCATCACGTTCTAATGATCCTAAAAAGAATCCATTAGATCCAGAAGAAAAGATATCTTATATGCAACAGATGTTCCCTAAGCATTCTGAACGTATTGTAAATGATCCTGAATCAAAAACGATATTTGATGTGTTGAAGAAATCTAATGCTGCTGGTGCTAGATCAATTAATATAGTTGTTGGTGCAGACAGATTAAAAGAATTTGAAAATCTTGCTAACAAATATAATGGTAAGTTATATGACTATGATCGTATAAGAGTTATTTCTGCTGGTGAAAGAGATGCAGAATCTGAAGGTGTAGAAGGTATGTCTGCATCTAAGTTAAGAAAGGCAGTTGCATCGGATGATTTTGAATCCTTTAGTAAGGGTCTTCCTAAAGGTTTTGGTGATGAGAATATGAAGAAACTTTATTCATCTCTTAAAAAATCTATGGGTGTTAGTGAGATGTGGATGATTGCACCTAAGTTTGATTGGAAGAATTTAAGAGAGAACTATGTTAATGGAAATATATTTAATGTAGATGATATAGTAGAGAATGATAATACAGGTTTGGTTGGAAAGATACTTCGTAGAGGTGCTAATTATATTATTGCCGTAACAGAAGGTAATATGATGTTCAAGTCTTGGATAAAGGATTTAAGTGAATGGACTGATGTTTCTGGTGTGCCTGCAGATCAGAGATTAATAGGTACTGATGCACATCGTAAATATGTACAAAGTATAAGTCACCCACAGGCATATAGAACTGTACCTATTAAGAAATTTATAAATAAATTTAGGGAAAAGCGTGCAAAGACAAATGCTTGATAGATCTTCAAAATTAGATGATTCTTTAATGGATGCCTATAGAAGTATTCATGAAATTCATAAGGGACATGCTGCTGGTGACAGTGATGTAGATAAACAGGCTTCTCAGTTAGCTTCTGACATTAGATATAAAGCTAAAGGTCGGATGAAAGATGGTATGAATACTGAAGATAAGAAAAAAATATATTTAAAACTATTGGCATCTTCTCCTGCTCCAGGCATTGTTAAATCTAAAGCTAAGAGGAAACTTCTTGGTGAGTCTGTAATAGGTGAAGAAGGTTATGATCATTGGAGAGATAAACATCTAGAAAGAGGTGGTATAGGTGCAGTAGCAAGTAAGAGTCCATCTAGACCTTACACAAGATCAGGAAAACAACCTAAAGGTGATACTGCCTATCAAAAAGAAATGAAGGCAAAGCATGGTGGTAAACTTCCATCTGCACTTGATGTTGTAAAGTCAAAAATTGAAAAGGAACATGGAAAAGGTGCTATAATGAAGACTGAAGAAACTCTATCAGCAGCTGATAAGATAATTAATTCTATCAGAAGTAAAAGAGTTGATGAAGGTAAATTAGTACATGGACCTTTTGGACCTTATATTACTGGTCAGAAAATGCCAAAGGAACATAGGGAAGTACCTTTAAGGAAGGTTCCTTATGAAGATATTAATAGTGCAAAGAAAGTAGTTGAAGATGCTAAGATGGGTAGACAAAGTGATGAGAAACTTGCTTCATTACAGAAGCAATTCAGTGGTATGGATCAATCTACGCCATCAAATCAACATATGCTTAAGCGTGTGAATAGAGAAATTAACAGGAGAAAGAAACAGAAATCTGTAGAAGAGGAAGTTACTAATGAAGCAAAGGTAGATCAGAAGTTACCTGAATATAAGAGAGCAACCGCTAGAGACAAGAGATATGGTAATCCACATGGGTCACATGAACTAGGTGGTGGTATAAGAAAGGATAGAAGAGCAGACCATGAAAAGAGAAGAGGTGTAAAAGAAGAAGTTGCTAATGAAGCAAAGGTAGATAAAGTAAAACATGGTGATCATAATTTATATGATAATCCTGGCAAGGAGAAGGATCGTAACGAGCGTAAGTTTGGTAAACAAAGTTTTAATCAAAAAGGACAGACTCAGTTACGAAGAGGTCTTCACTGGTCGAAACGTGGTGAGAAAAAAGTAAAAGGTGCAAAGGTAGAAGAGGAAGTTGGTGTATCTTCATCAGCAGCAATGACAAAGGCAAGACAGGAAGCAGAATTAAAATCAAAGGAAGAAGCAGCAGTTAAGAAAGCAAAGAAAGCAAAGAATGAAGAAGTTGCACCAGCAGTTGAAAAGGTAATTGAATCAATTAAGATTAATAAGGCTTCACCTAAGTCTCCTAATTGCATCATCATGCCTAAGAAAGATGATATTGCTGACAAGGCTGGTGGTAATGGTAGGAAGAGTACAAAAGAAGTAGTTACTAAAAAACAAAAACAGTTCTTTAACCAAGAGGATACAGTGAAAACATTCAGACAGTTTGTAACAGAAGCAGAACAGGTTGATGAAGGTGTAGGAAAATTGGTTGGTAGTCTTGCTGGCGCAGGTTCAAAATTGGCAAAAAAAGGAGCTAAAGAAGTAGTTCGTGTTGCTGGTGATGTATCTAAACATGCTCCTCAAGCAATACAGAAAGGTGCGGATAGTATAAGTAAGAGTATCGACAAGGGTGGAGATATTGGATCATCAATTAAGAAAGGTGTACAAACTGGTCGTATTGAATATCAAAAGGGTAAGATAGGTGCTGACTATGCAAAAAGGAAGTCAACTGGAAAAACTGGAGTACCGTCACAGTATCGTGGATCTGGTACTGGAGGAGATATTAATAAACAGGCTGCAAGAGCTGTTAAAAAATCAGATGTTAAGTGGGCAAGAAGAGCAAAATCTGTAGGAATGAGTGGTCAATTAGCATCTAATATAGATACTGCTACTGGGATATTACGTGGTGGTGGTGGAGGAGGAGGGAAAAAAGGTCCAGGCACTGCTCCACTAAAAGGAGCTGGAACTGTAAGAGCAGGAGAAGGCGCAGGTTAAGTCTCCTATATAATATAGAGTTATGAACTTAAAATGATTAATTTTCTAATGCCCATTGCGATCAGTATCATTAATAAGGCTGTAGATCGCATTCCAGATGACCTCGATTCAGTAATTAAGGACTTTGTTATTAAACTTTTGAAGAAGGCTGCTGCTAAAACAGGGAACAAAGTAGATGATGAACTTGTAGTCGCACTACAGAAAGCTCTACTAGAGAGCTAATAGTTTTATAAATATCTCTAGAAAAAGAAAATTTATTGGGTAATTAAGATGTCTCTTTGGGGTAATTCAGACGCAGTTACTGGACTGGCAACGGCAAGATATACTGTCGCTGCTACTGCCGCTGCAAACGGAACTATCACTGTAACAGGAACTGGAAGCTCTTTTGGACTGACTGGTTCTGCAGGTGTAGGTGATATAATTAGATTTGGTGCTGATGCACGAGGTCGAACTATTAACGTTGGTTCTGGTCATACATATTTTGGTGATGCAGTTATTGTTGCAGTTGCAAATAGTGAGTCTATAACAATTGGTTCAAGTGCTGGTCTTTCACAGATTGGTTTCACTACTAGTGCAAGATTTAGTCAACTTCCTAAGTCTACTGTTCTTGATCCACAACTAAGTCAGAAGAGAACAGATGCTGATAATACTGTTTATGGTATTTCAACAGCTTCTGGAACAACTTATTCTGCAACACATCAAGGTTGGGTAGGTATTACAACTTATCTTGATACTGATGGAAATTTAAGAGTGAAGAATGAAGTTTTAGTTGCAATGTCTGGTATAACAACCACTGCTTCTACTCTTGGTAATACACCTTCTATTCCATATCCAACTTCTAGAACTGGTTCGTAAGTTTATGATTTAAATTATGAAATTTGAACATTTAAATGATGATAATTACTTGATGTTTGCTATTAAACATTATGAAAATCCACAAGCAGTTACCCAAGAGGACTTCTATGAAGACCTCAAGAAATTTAAGTACATTAAGAGATTACTGAAAAGATATCAGAAGACTGGTGAATTAAAAACTCATCTTCTTCTGAATCATTTTATTTGTTTGTATAATGTGTTTGATGATGCTGCAACGCCTTTACTTTTCTTTAAGATAGATTCAAATTTACATTCTGTTTTAAAAACATTTTTATTATTCTTGCATAGGATACCAGAATATCCTAAATCTAAGATTCATGATATTGAAGTTGATCTTAAATGTTTAGAGTTACTTAACGATGTCTAACGAAAGCAGATTAGAAAAAATGAGAGAATTAGCTCGTGGACTGCGAGAAGAGAATCTTGATGAGATAACAATGTCAGTTGGTGCTGGTGGATATTCTGCTGCTGCAGATCCTAAAGGCCCTGTTGCTGGATATGATCCAAAGATGTCAGCAAATTTATTAAGAAGAAAATCATTAGGTAGGTGGTCTAGATCGTTGAGGAAGAAGAAAGGTGAGAATTAACGAACAAGTCTTAGAAAGATTAGAACGTGTAATAGAGACTTTACAGGAAAATAATACAAAAATGGGAC